GGGGGGGCCAAAATGGTTGCATTTTAGTTTTTGAATCGTTTGAAATGGGCCGAAACTAACCACTTGCTATGTTCTCTCAACCAGCGCAGGACATCAAGATCATATTGATGCTCGGGTCGTGAGTCCAAGTGCCGTCGTCATGAACAATGTATGGACATGGTTCTACTTCGTTACTGAATTCCCATTCGAATTTGGTCAGTGAGATCTGTTTTTCGAGCTCGAATTGTTCTGGTACGCTAATACCAAAAGCTTGTTCATAATCAAGTCTCGCTTTCGCCGTGATCGGCAAATCGAAATCACGTGTTTCATTAAGAATCCGCTGCCACTTGCGTGCATCAGGAATGGTTCCTTTATAATCTGCGTGATGTTTGTTGTCTTCGTAGATTTTCATGAACAAAGGTCCAAGGATTGGGACTCCGGCGAAGCACCTTCGCTCCCCATTCGACAAAGTTTTCATATACGCACTAATAGATTTACTATTAAGTTCCACTGTATTTAAAAAAGTGTTCTGAATGGTCCGCGCGGGCGCTCTAACCATTGTCCATCCATCGGCTAGTTCAATTGGATGACATCTACAAAATTCCACATCACGTATATCATCAGACATACCATCCTGAGTAAACTCAAGGGCCAGTGCCTCAGCTGAAGCGTTGATCAAACTCATGGCCAAGTCTGCATCTTCCCTTTCAACAATCAACACGATGTCGTCACCGTCAACAACAGCGTTCCATCTAGGTGTGCCATCACTCTTTTTCATTGAACGTAAAGTCCAAGTCAAGAAAAGCATGTGAATGGCTGAGTTACCTCCACCTGTGTCAGGACTGCCAGTAAGTCTAACGGGACTCACCTTAGCTTTAAAGCCGCCAGGGCCATGAAGGATAGCTGTCTTTCGCATTATGTAACACCATTGATCATAATCTGGATCATCAATTATAGACTTATCAAAAATGTGTTGTGCTTTCAGCATGTGCTCCTTCATGTGGAGATCGCATTGGCGACCGTCCATCATTATGAAACGAGGGCGTTTCATAGCAGCAGCTTTCTCTATTATCAGAGCGGCGCGCTGCTGGCCGTTTAGACCTTTCGCCAACATTGGGAGATAGGGTAGGTCTGGGTGGTCTGTATTA